AAACAAAAAAGAAAAAACCAAGAGTACTAAAAAAAAAAAGAATAGAATCAGAAGAAGACCATAGTAAAGTCGAGGGGTAGCAAAAAAAGGCAAGGCCCAGCAGTTGACCAGCAGTTTGAGAGACGCTCGGTTGTTGGGTAGTGCTGGCAGTCGAAAAAAAATGGGTGCTGGTCTTCTGGGTGTAGTGCATCAAAGCAGGCTGAGCAGGCCAGACAGGTTGAGCAGGTCAGACAGGTTGAGCGGGTGGGGTGAATCGAGCTGGTTGAGCGGTTGAACGCACGGACGCCATGCGGACTTTATTTTCCGAGGGGGTCGTGTCTCTGGTTCGGACTTGCTCGCAGATTTGATGCACCCACCATGAGCCGATTTTGAGCTCATCTTGAGCCCAAAAAATCCCAACTATTCACTGATATTTGGTATTTTTTCGCACTCTTACCCTACCCGTTTGAATTTTTCGCCCTGCCCAAGGGGACGGCGTGAGAGTCCCCTCTGCCATATTAAAAAATTTTTATCAAAACCTCATTAAAAATCATCCCCTTCTAACCATCCCACCTATTCGTATCTTTTCAATATCATTATTTTTCCAACTTCATTACTCCACTTGAGTTTTAATTGCCCTGCCTCCCCCTTCCCCACAAGTCAAATCATTTTTTACTTGACAAAATGACAAGGAAAATGCGATATTCATAAATCATTATGATAAGAATTGACCATAAAGCCATAGCTAAGCTATTAAATGTATCAGAAAAGTATGCTTATACCCTCTTGAGCAGGCGAAAAATTAGCCTAAAAAACAATATTAACAACCTTAATGCTGTTTTGGATCTCATTTTTGAATATAAAAACAAGAAAAGAAGGCATAAAAGCGGACATATTCGACCAAAAACCAATCCAAATGACAAGGGAAACACGCATTTCATAAATCATTCTGATTAGATGGAACTTGTTTTTATCATTCTCGGTCTATTGGGTCTGTCCCGTATAAGCCCAAAGAGAATAGCAACCTGCAAATCTAAATCTATTAAAAACAAAACAACCAGTTCTCCCCGTGAATATGAGCAATACTGCGCTTCTCTATTGAATAATATGGGATATAGGGCTGTTGTTACTCCCGTGGGGCCTGATGATGGTGTAGACATTATGGTCTATGACCCCGCTGGGAATTTTATTGGCATTGCTGAATGTAAAAGATGGTCATATCCTGTTAATGTAAAAACTATTAAAGCTTTCTATGCAACTATGCAAGCTAAATATGTTAGTAAAGGATGGGTTTTTGCCCTTAATGGATTTACCCTCCCCGCAAAAAAATTTGTAGACTGCCTTAATGTTGAAATAAATCTACTAACGTGCAAACCGTAGACGTAATGCCTCAAAAATAAGTCATTCCTCCTGCAGAAACTCAGTTGTATGTGGGTTTCCGTAGGAGTTATTCCTCAATTTTGGGGTATTCCTCCTACATTATCCCCATTTTTTGGGGTATTCCTCTTCCAGAAATGATTTTTTATCCCTTCATTTATTCCTTCAACACCAAACACCCAAAATATACAGAAAAAATAGGGTTTTTATTAATTATTACAGTAAGTTACAAAACAAGCAGTATACACTATGCACATATATATAGACACATGATAAACAAAACCTTACGAGACCAGTTCATCATATTACGGGAAAAGTATCAGCTTACACCAGATAAATTGGACCCACGCACCGCTTATGTAATAAGCACATGGGGGTGTTTTACATATACAGAGCTTGGTTTTTTATTCGGGTGTAGTCCCACTGCAATTAGCAATAAAGTAGCCAAGGGCGAAAAAATTTATAAACGTGAGGGCATCAAGGCAAACCTCCGTATTATGGGAGAAAGCCTTCAAGAGCTCAATGCCTCTGATATATACACAAATGTTATTAAGACCCTTGCAGAGATTGCAAACCCTCTTGATGAGAAACAGGGATTACGCCCGCAGGATATGATTCGTGCCTGTGAGGCATTAGGCAGATTAACAGAGCCAAAAGTCATAGAAGAGCTTCAGATAAAGTTTGAATTGTTGAACGGTTTGATAAGGTTTATTCTGGCTGACCTGATACCGGAAACTGATAAACGGGTAAGACAGACCATAAAGGACATTCAGGATAAAGTTGCAAAAGGTGAAGAAATGGGTCAGCTCCAGTTTTCTCTCAGGCTTGTTATGAAGGAATTATTACCGAAGGCCGATAAACTCTACAATACCCTTGTAGAGGGTGGCTGGATAAAAGCTGACGAGTGATTATGGGGATTGACCAGTCCAGTCTTAGAGAAATTGATATTATCGGGGCATATAAAAAGTTCTACGAAGCACTGGATATAAATGTCAGTGAAACATGGGTAGAGTGGATTTGTAATAATACATATTTAAATGGGTCTCCGTTTAGTTTCAGGGGATTTGAATATTTGATACAGCCCATAAACGATAATCACCCGAGGCAGGCTATAATCAAACCAGCACAGGTTGGGGCATCAGAGGCATTCGCAAGAAAGATGCTGGCTATTATTTATCGTTATGCAACAATGCCTTACTATTATGATAATAATGGTGAAGAGACCTGCGTATGGGGTATAAATGGAATTTACAGCTTCCCCGATACTGATAATTTAAGGCGGTTTATTAAGGATAGATTGATAACAGATATAATAAATCCATCACCATTGCTTTATGCTGCCTATAAAGCAGCAGAGTCCCAGGCAATTGACCAGCTCGGGATATATAATTCATTTCTGTATTCGACAGGCAGACGGACAGATTCTGGTAATCAGTCAATCCCCGCCGAAGTGGTTTTTATAGATGAATATGACAGACCGTTGAATGCCGATAGACGGGCTATAACAGCACTTGCTGCCAGAACACAAAAGGCAAAGATATTCAGCAATCTGTTTCATGATGGTCTGATAGTGAATTTTTCTACCCCGACATTCCCCGATGAAGAGGGGCGTTTAATTGATGGCATGTATAATCTATCTGACCAGCATGAATGGTTTGTTAAATGCACAAGATGCGGACACTGGCAGATAGTGGAATATCCTGATTCCATAGCCTATTTTTATGAAAAGGGGGCTAAAAAGCCTCCTAAAGACCCATACTGGATATGCTTAAAATGCCGAAGGGCACTTGATTTTTCCCAGATAGGCAACTGGAGGCGTGAATATCCAAATAGATGGGAAAATGCTGAATGGGTGGCAAAATATCCCAACCGAACAAAAGATGGAGCAGGGATAAGGGGTTATAGATTGCCATTTGCTACCCTGTATAATACAGCAAAACGTTTATTGAATAAACGAGATACGGATTATAAGCATTCCATTCAAGATTTTTATAATTACGGTCTTGGCCGTGCATATATGGATAAGACCATCGGTATAACCGATGAGGATTTTGTAAAGAATATAAATACATCTATAAGATGGGGGTTTTATGACCCGAATTATCCTCACATTATGGCTGGAGACCAGGGAGCCTATATAGTCATAGCAAGGCTTAAAGAAAATTCACAAACAGATATGAACCCCAAAGGTATCTGGCAGGTTGTATATGCAGAGCATTTTCCCGATACGGTGGCATTTTCAAGGGTAGAAAAAGACGGGCAGGGTGAAAAAATCACAAAGGGCCGTATAGCACAGTTAATTGACCTGTGGAAACCAGAAGTGGTGCTTTTAGATAGACTTCCCAATGTTGCATCGGCTGAAAATGAACAGAAGTTGTTCCCTCATATTTTCTGGTTAAATGACTCAAAGGGCACTGCCAATGAAAGAATGAGAATAGATAGAAACGAAAGAGGGGAATTAATACACCACGTTACCGAAAATAAACACGAATGCATAGATTATTACTTCAATGAATTACGAGGTAAACGGTGGGAATTTGCAAATGGCGGTGCAGAAGTTTTTGAGCAATTAAAAGCCCACAATAAAAATATAAAAAAGATTGTAGATGATAAGGGGGTGCCGAGATACATTTCATTTGGAGCAGACCATTTTGGACAGGCCATGAAGTTATTATCAGAGGCAGCGGAAATTTATGCAACAATCAAGCCTATTATTAAAAGAGTGGGGGTTTTAACAATGTATGGATTTAAAGAGGGTAGAAATTAATGGGATTGGTGAGCTGGGTAAAAAATATTTTTGGATTAACACCTTCTTTAAATTCCAATGGGATAATATCCGCAAGTTCTATCAGAACAACATCTCCAAATGAATACCCGTTGTTCAGCGGTATAACCCCCAGGGCATACAGAGAGTTTCAGGGAAAAGACCTGCTGAGTCTATCCTCATGGGACCACAAGAGCATTTTAAAAGTCCTTCGTGCTGTAAGCCCTGAAGTGTCTCAGGCAATAACCCTTTATTTGAGGGTGTTTGACTCTGGATATTCCATTGAAGTCAAAAAGCAAAACGGAGAAATACACCAGCAGGCAAAGGATTTATTGTTTAAAATGATAAACAACTGGGAGCAGGTAAACATAACAAGGTTTTCAATGCCCAACAGCATTCGCTCCCTGTCATCCAGATTTGCACTGGATGCCCTTATTAAGGGTGCCATTGCCGGTGAACTTGTCATAGATAAAGACCTCAATGTATTGGGTCTTGAGTATGTTGACCCGTGGAGCATAGAGTTTGAATGGAATAAAGACGAGAAACGCTGGATACCATTTCAGATGGATGTCAACCAGAAAGTGATTCTCGATATACCGAATTTTATATATGTCCCCGTTGACCCTCTTGGAAATGACCCATACGGTGAGGAACAGATAAGCAGCTGTATCCAGTCCGTAATCTTCAAGTTCATGGTCATGCAGGACCTGCAGATGGCCATACATACAAACGGATGGCGGAGGATGGATTTTGAAATACTTGAAGAGGCTATACTGAAAAACGCACCACCAGAGATAAAAAACAATGCAACCAGACTGAACCAGTTTATAAGCTCTCAATTAACCTTAATCACAGATACATACAAGGCATTGAAACCCGATGACAACATTGTTCATACGGACAGCATTAAGGTGAGGTCAATAGAGGCACCACGGGGAGGAATGTTTGACCCCAAGGCCTTACTGGATGTCATAGATAACCAGATAGCCAACGGTCTTAAAACATTTGCCGTTTTGCTGTCAAAGAGGTTTGGAGGCAGCACAGAGGGTTTTACCAGCTCTGAAATGATTCTTTACATTAAACTGGTCGGTGGTTTTCAAAGAATTGTAGAAGAGCTTTTTGAAAGGGCATTGCAGCTTGCCCTGCGTGTCCAGTATGGCATAGTGGCAAGCGTTGATATGGAATTCAATAAGCCAGAATTGAGAACGGATATGGAGCTTGCCCAATGGCGGGCAGTAGAAATCGGAAACATCAAAAAAGCATACGATTATCAGGCCATTGGGTTTAAGGAGATGCAGCAGAGGCTCCGTGAGATTGCAAAGATGAAGGGACCAATACCAGATGATTTAAGAGAATTTATGCGTGAGGATAATAAAAATCCTGACGAACCTGAAAGACCCACTATCTCGGAAGAAGAGAAAGAGAGAAGGCGTGCAGAGACAAACCGGGAAAGAAGGTCTGGAAGACAGGAGTAAATATGAAAACAAAAAAAGCACCAGCTGAACAGGAAGTAAAAAAGATAAAGGAAAAAATTATTAAAGAAATCCTCAAGAAAAAAACAGACATGATGATGTCTGGAAAATTACAGGAGGTATAGATGTTAAGAAAACCCAATGAAAAAGAACTGGCTTACATAAATGACAGAATAGCGAAGAAAACATTAACAGCAGACGATGTTTACATATTCGATGAAGTCTCTATTGCCAATGATTTTATGCTTACATCGTATGGTTATTATCTTGGCACATCAAGTCTGTTTAATTTTAAAAATGACCTCGAAAAAAACAAAATACCAGTTCAGATTAATCATAAAACCGACATCCCGCTTGGAACATGGCTCCCGGGGGAAATCAGGACTGTCACACCACCTGAAGGTGCAAAACAGGGCAAAAATTATGAATTGGTTGCATCCCTGTATATGCCCATGGGACTTGAAATTAATGGATATAAAACAGATGAGATTGTCAAGGCCTACCAGACAGGAACATTGACAGATGTCAGTATCGCATGGACAGACGGTAGACCCGTATGTGACATTTGTGGAAAGGATTATCTCTCTCAAGAATGCTCCCATATGGTAGGTATGGAATATGAAGGAGTGACCTGCACCGTAACAATTGAAGATGCACATCTTGCCGAGTGCTCGCTTGTATGGTCTGGTGCATTACCTGGGGCACAGCTTGATGACGAGATTGCATCAATAGACTGGAGCGGTATTAAGACTTCAGCCTCATTAACACCAATATCTGGTTCATTAACAATAAAAATGCCTTTGTTAAAGGAAGATAAAATAATGAAGAGCCAACTGGCATTAACCCATAATTCCAAACTGGCAGAAAATGAACCAGCATGGGGAGATGTAGACAAAACGAAACTTCCGAGGAATGCATTTGCCGACCAGGGAGAGGAAGGAAAGAAAAGCACATGGCGCTATCCTCATCACTGGGTAAAAAATGGTGAAGTTGGAGAAGACGGAATATACAAAAGTGGTGATATGTATTTACACCGTGGTGGCTTAATTGCAGCATGGGCAGCAGCAAATGGTGCAAGAAGTGGGCAGGAAGCATCTGAAGAAGTAAAAGCCCATTTAAGGGCGCACAGAAAAGCCATCGGGCTTGATGGTGATGATTATTTAACCTTTGACGATTTCTGCGAAATTTTCAAGGAACAGCTTGAGGAAAGATTTGTAGCCAAAGAAAAGTTTGATGAGCTTACAAAAGAACATAATGACCTTACTCAGAAATTTGCCGAATTGAATGTTGATTTAGAAATGGCACGTAAAAATGCAGAAATCGGAAAGAAAAGACTTGAGGAGCTTGTCTCTGAATATCACAGGCTTGGCGTAATTTTATATGCAGACAAGTGGATAGAGGAAACAAAAAACGAAAATCTTATAGCTATGGATGTGAACAAAAGATATGAATTTCTACTGTCCGAGATAAAACTGATGGAAACTGATATTAGGAAAAACCTTGAAAAAAAGACAGAGAGGATAATGACTGAAGATAGATATGAGCATAAAGACAACCCAAAATACTACAAAATAGGGTAATCCCCATAAGGAGGTAAAAATGGTCAGAAGTATTGGTAATTATGATGAAGTAGGATGTAGCGGTTACTATTCTTTTTTATCCGCCCTTACAAGGGGAACAGATGAAAATAAGGTAGCAACCATTAGCACTGATGATACCGTTGCACTTGTGACTGAAGATGAAAATTTTTCTGGTGTTGTAAGGGTTATAAGTCAGGGTGATAAACTTGCTGGTGTTCAGACGGATGGATGGGCTGAGGTAGAGTATACAGCGGGCGATGAGCTCATGCCCAATCAGGCAGATAGAGATTTCTCTGGTGCCTCTGCGTGGGAAAATGTTGATATTGATTCTTATAATGAAACAAACGATTTGAGCATTACCGCCAACGCAAAAGACCAGTATTGTTATCTGCCTGTTGCAAGTGCCCCCACCATAATAGGCAGGAGATACCGCCTTACATTCGATGTAGCAAATCTCACCTCCACATGGACAATTAAATCATATGACGGAACTCAGACAATAGGGACGGTATCAGCAGGGGGTGCTCAGCTATTCGAGTTTACAGCAGAAACCACAGGTGGATTGAGAATTGTGGCAAATACCACAACATCAAGCGGTGACTTTGATAATTTTTCATTATCAGAAGTTCCATCAGTAGGCTGGAATTATCTGGTAGGCGGTAAAACTGATGGCAAAGTAAAGGTGGCACAGAATGCCATTGTCAAGGTGGTTTCTGTAACAGTGCCTGTAGGTGGTGATGAGCTCATGCCCAATCAGGCAGATAGAGATTTCTCTGGTGCCTCTGCGTGGGAAAATGTTGATATTGATTCTTATAATGAAACAAACGATTTGAGCATTACCGCCAACGCAGCCAATCAATACTGCAAAATAGCTGAAACAAGTGTGCCCACAGTAGCAGGCAGGCGTTATCGTCTGTATTTTGATGTAGCAAATCTCACCTCCACATGGACAATTAAATCATATGACGGAACTCAGACAATAGGGACGGTATCACAAAATGGCACAAACCAGTATTTAGAATTTGTAGCTGCGACCGATGGCGGACTGCGAATTGTAGCTGGTTCTAATACTTCCAGCGCTGATTTCGATAATTTTTCACTTAAAGAGGTGGGGGTTGGTTCAAGTGATGAAGATGAAGAACTTATTGGTGGAACTATAATCGGGGTTTATTCTGTCACCAATCAAGACCAGCTCGTAGACAATGTTGAACTTGATGAGAATGGGGCAGTAAACATAAGACTGGCAGCAGGAGCAACAGCAGCCAATTATTTTAAGGTTGAAGTGCTTAAATCAGAAGACCAATGGCCAAAGGCATATCTGGTAAGAAGCGTAGACGATACAAATTATAAATGCACATTGTTTTTAGATAATTAAAAGAAAAAGGAGGAATCAAACATGGCTATCAGAAGCGTAGGAGATAGGGATAACCCAATAGGAAAGGACGGACTTTATACATTTCTGTCCGCCCTTACAAGGGGAACGGATGAAGATAAGGTTGTCAAAATCAGCGACAACGATACTGTTGCACTTGTAACAGCAGATGAGAATTTCGCTGGTGTTGTAAGAACAATCAGTCAGGCCGATAGTGTGGCTGGCGTTCAAATGGATGATTGGGCTGAGGTCTCATTTACTGGAACAGCCCCATCTGTAGGCTGGAATTATCTGGTAGGCGGCACTACGGCGGGGACGGTAAAAGTGCCCACATATCCACTAATTAAACTAATAGATATAACAGTTTCTTCTGGTCAAACCAGTGGTGCAAGCGAAGCAGATACTGAACTTGTGGGAGGAACTATAATAGGTATAGTCCCCACTGGCAATCAAGACCAGCTTGTGGATAATATAGCACTCGGCACAGATGGCTCAGTAACAGTTACTCTTGCAAGTGCTGCAACAGCAGATAACACATTTACTGTATCTGTCCTTAAGGCACCTGCAAAGCAGGCAAAGAAATATCTGGTCAGCAAGGTGGATGCCACAAATCACAAATGCGTAATATGGTTAGGTTAACCATACCCCGTAACAGGGATATTCTAAAAAAATAGGAGGAAATAAAAATGGCTATAGAAGTAACAGCAACACACGACCCAAAAGACATCTTAAAACAGGTTTATGACCCCAGCAATCAGAAAAAGGGCTATGAGCTGGCTGCCAGCAAGGGTATAACCTTTTCGGCATTTCTTGAAACCATAAGCCCCACAAAACCAGGAGAACCGCTTGATGCATACGAAAGACTTTTAAAACACTGCGGTATCGTTCTAAAGGATGACCCAGACCACGGCATTTATGCCTCAAAGGGTGCTTTGTTTTTCCAGAGCAATCTTCCAGAGGCAAGGGTGCTCTTCCCTGAATTTATAAACCGAACAATAAGGGCTGCCATGATGGATGAGGCAAATGTCCTCGATTATCTTGTGGCTGGCTGGGATATTGCGGATTCTAATGTCTTCAGGAGCTTCTATTTTGATGACACAGCTACCCAGAGAAAGGCAGGAAGGCGTGCAGAAGGAGCCAAACCAAGAAAATTCAAGGTAACATGGTCTGAGAAGGCTGTATATACAAAAGACTTTTCCATTGAACTGGACATGACCTATGAGTTTGTGAGGTGGGCATCTCTTCCTGTTATTCAGCTTGCCTTAAAGAGGGTGGCCCTTGAAAGACAGCAGGATGAGGTTGCAGAGGCTATCTATGTTTATGTTAATGGCGACGGAACCAGCAAAGAGGGGGGAGCAATTACCCCAGAAACCCTTAGCGATTATAACATAACCAGTGGTGGAATCACCTATGAGGCATATCTTAAATGGCTTGCAGGCTTTGACCCCTACAATCCATCGGTAATAGTTGCAAGTGCAGCAGACCTGATAAGTCTGCTTGTTATGGCCAAACCTTCAACAGACCCTGCATTGCTTTATGCTTTGCTTGACAAGTCAAAAACAGGTGGTGTGCCAACAATAGTAAACCTCCCATTCAGCCAGATGTCTTTTGTCAAATTCAATGATTCTACAATTCTGACATCTAAGTATGTTCTCGGTATTGACAAACGTTTTGGGCTTATGGGACACAGGGCACTTGGTATGGATCTTGTGGAAACCGACAGGGTAATAGATGCCAAGTTTGAGAAAATCGTTATTAGTAACTATGTTGGGTTCTCCAAAGTCTTCGCCAGTGCAGCAAAGATACTCGACATAACAGCAATCTCAAAAGGATAAAACCACAACGGGGAGGGGAATACCCTCCCCATATTATTATGTGAGGACACATGGCCGACATTTTAACCACAGAGAATCGTGACAACTGGATGACACAGGCACGAATAAAACTTCTGGGTAAGAACGATACCACACTTATACCCGAAACAACCCTTACTGCTATGCTACCAATAGCAGAACGACAGATAAAGAAAAAGGTAATCAACTGGGCTACTATTTTATCCGGGGGTGGTGATGATAAAGAATTTCTTATAGATGCCACTATAAGTCAGTTGTGTGCGATGCTCTGTAAACCTATGAGAAATGTAATACCCATACAGGAAACCTATGGAAACACCCAGACAGTAAGCGATTATACGATTAGAAAAGATATTGACTGGGGAAGGCTTGAGGCTGATTTATACAGTGAGGTTGATATGCTTTTGTCAAACATTTCGACATTTGAAATGTCAACTATAACCCGTGTGGGGGTAATATCAAGAGACCCAGCAATATTTGAGGATTTAGATGTTTGATGTTGAATTTGACATCTCCGAATTGATACAAACAATGGACAGACTTGAGAGTCTATCATACGAAGAATTTTTAAAAGATACGGGTAATTACATTAAGAAACAGATTAAATCCCGTCTTACATCAGGTGTTGATATAGAGGGAGACCCTTTTGCACCACTTAGTGAAAACTATGCTCGAAGAAAAGAAAAAGCAGGCTATGGCAATAAACCGATTTTAACAGCCACGGGAGCGCTCGGAAATAGTTTATTTACCGAGCTTTTAGCCGATAATGAGCTTTACGCCTCTGTTACAGGAACACACGCCCCGATACCAGGGCTTACAAAGAAGACAGAAGAAATGATTGCCATAGCAGAACGCCATGAATTTGGTCTTGGTATAGCTCAGAGACAGTTTTTAGGTATAAATGACCTTGATGCAGACTGGATTATTAATAGATTTGGAAAATTAGTAGAGGATACATGGAAATAGCAACCGTAAGAAATGCAATTATCGACCAATTAAAGAATGATGCAGATATTATTGCATTGTGCGGTGCAGATGCCGTTGATTATGGATTGGGACGGCAATTCCCAGAATCACTTCCTGCACTACGCATTATTCAGCTGGGCAGGGATGAAGAGGAAGAGGCCGAGTCAGGTGATGGAGACCCTTTTATATGGGTAAATTATAGATTTCACCTGGGTTATATTTTTGAAATACAATCAAATGAGGATGAAAAGACAGTAGAGGATATGGAATCCAGTGCAGACCGTGTTATTAGAAAGGCACTGGCAAAAGATTATACATTGCAGAATTATGCAATAGACATTGCCCTGGGTAGAACATTTTTTAGGGCGATACCAGAAAAGAATAAATATTTTGTCATAATTGAATTATCTGTAAGGGTGCTTGAACAGGCAAGCATAAGATAATGCGGATATATAAAGAAAACGGAAAAAACATTATTCAATGTCAGTGTGGATTTAAGATTTTTGATGGAACCGTTCTTAGAATGCGTGTGGCTATAATCAAGGGCAATTATATGTGTCCTAAATGTCCGAGATGTAAAAGATTTGATGAAAGTTTTAACATTAAATTATTATGGGAGGATGGAAATGGAATGGAAAGACCATATAAAGGCAGTTATCAAGGATGCAATGACAAACCCGACAATAGATGGCGACCTCAACAAATATCTTGATAAAAGAGTTGAATTGATAATGAGTTTTATTCCCGAGGAAGAAAAAAAGGCACGCTCAAAAAAAGATGACACTAAAACTGTAAAAGACGACTGATTGGTGGTTTCATGTGAGATTGAGGGCTTGTCTTAACGGATAAGCCCTTTTTTATTTTAAGGAGGTAAAAATGGCGAATGAAGCATTGGTAAAAAAATCAATAGTAGCAGTTAAAAAAGAGAGCACATTTAATACAGACCCAACAATATCATCAACAAATGTTATAAGGGTGGCAGAAATAAATGTCAATGATGAATATGAGCAGATTAAATGGGATGAGGTTGTAAACACAAAAGACGAGATGCCCGCTTTAAGGGGTGCAGAGTCTGTTTCAGGTGATATTACCATTAATATGAGAAGCTGTGCCACAGAGGGGGCTGCCCCAGAAGGAGATGTTTTATATGAATGTGCACTCGGCAGCAAATCTCAATCAACCGCATCTACCTGTGCAGCTTCATGCACCACAACTTTAATCAAAGTCAAAGCTGGTGACGGCAGTAAATTTGCCGTTGGTGATGCGCTGGCAGTAATTATCCCCACTGCAACTACTTATACAACAACAAGCGGTTCTACAACAACTGTCATCAAATTTGCTAATGACCCAGCTGATTTTGCCATAGGTGATGTGGTGCAGGTTCCCAACGGGGCTGGCACTTCATTGATTGAGGCTACCCAGATTACGGACATTGACCATTCAGCCAAAACAATTACTGTATCCCCTGCACTTACAGGCGCCCCCGATTCCGATGTAACAGTCAAAAAGGCAACGATTGAGGTAACATGGATTACTTCCAAATCAACTGATGATTTATCAATCTCTCCGGCCCTTTCAGCAGCACCAGACCAGTATACTGATTTAAGAGCAGGAACATTCTACAAATTCACTCTCAATGATTTACCTTCATTCTGGTTGACTTACTGGAGAGGCGATGTAGTGGAGGAAAATTACGGCGGGAACAAAATTTCCCAGTTAGAGATGGATTTAACCATAGGACAGATTGTCAAACCTAAATTTACATTTGGTGGTGTTAGCTGCACCAAGGCATCTGGCAGTTATAGTCTTGGTTCACCCACACTTACAAGCGGGTATCCTCTGGTGGCAATGAGCCAATCAATAAAAATTGGTGGAACAACATATAATTGTGACAGATTCAATCTCAGGATTACCAATGAGATCTATGATGACAAAGACATAACATCAAGTGGCATAAATCAGAAAATACATACAGGCAGAAAAGTGGAGGGGTCATTTTCACTATTGCACAGGTCACTTGACATCTATGAAATGTTTAAAAATGAAACAACAGCAGAGGCCGTTATTATTATAGGGAGAAATGGTTTTGTGACCGGTCAATGCGTGGCATTGAGAATACCAAAAATGAAATTCGTCAAAACACCTGTTGGGGCAGACAATAAATTGTTTAAATACGATGTGTCATGGGAAGCTGATATTGGCACTGTTGGCTCGGAAGATACAATAACCAGTCTTGCTTTCCTGTAATATGAATTGCATAGGCTGTGGTTACTGCTGCACAAATTGCATTTGCATTATTGGATTGACAGATAAAGTCACTGGATTATGCAAATTTCTCATGTGGAATGGTGAGCGGTATATGTGTTCAATAGCTGAACAATACAGTAAAGAGTTGAGAATCGGGATGGGCTGTGATTTTCCTGACAATCCATATAGAAAAGAAATGTTAAAGCAGAAAAAATCAAAATCCCGTCATGTAAAGACGGGTTAATCGGTCATCATAGACCGATAGCCTTGCGAGGCACACCGTGAGGGGGAACAGGCATTCCCATTCTGGGGTGCCTACTCCTCAAGAAGAGGTGAGATTGGCAAACAAGACAGATAAGGGCTATAAGCGTATTCTGGTAATATCAGATACACACTGTGGCAGTTGTGTGGGGTTGACTCACCCCAAATGGCAACTCCATCCCGATAATTTTGTAGAATTGAGAGCGATGTTATGGGACTGGTATTGTAATAAAATTGACCTTTACAAACCTTATGACGTTTTAATCTTCAACGGGGATGCCATAGATGGCAAGAGTGAAAAGGTCGGTGGGACAGATATTATCGAATCAGATAGAACTGTGCAGGTTGAAATGGCTGTTGAGTGTATTAAACAGGCAAATCCCAAACAAGTTCATGTTATAGCTGGCACTCCTTATCATACTGGTGTTGATGAGGACTGGGAAAAATTGATTGCACAGAAAGTTGATGGTCAATTCCACAGTAAAGGATATTTTAATGTTTACGGGGTGGAATTGAACTTTAACCATTTTATATCTGACTCCAGCATACCGCATGGAAGGCTTACACCCCTTGCAAAAGAGATTTTGTGGAACAGACAATGGTATCTGGAGGGGGTAGAACCAAAGGCAAGGATATTGGTCAGGTCACATGTTCATCATTTTGAACAAATAGAGCATGATGACTGTTTGGGCTTTATAACTCCCAGTTTGCAGGGTCTTGGCACAAAATATGGCTCAAGACGATGCTCTGGCATAATTCATTTTGGCTTTATAGTGTTTAACATTTATGACAACGGCGAAATAACGTGGAAATGCGAAAAGATAGAGGGAAAGACACAGAAGGCACAATCAATTATTTTATAGCCGTTGACCCCTATGTTTTTGAAAAGTATCCCCCATGTCCAGAGTGTGGGGGAAATAACATAAATTCCAACGGTTATCCGAGATTGATTTGCAAGGATTGCGGAAAATCGTATAGATGGTTTTATCGTGGGCATAAAACAATTGAGAGAAAAGATAATCCGTGTCCTGAATGCCACAGCACACATATATCCAGTAAGGGAATAAATTGGTTTTGCAATAATTGTGGGAAGAATTTCAGAAAAATAAGAAGACGGGATAAAGATGGAAAAAGATAAAAACAAAATTTTTAAAAGTTTAGACGATGATAAACTTCTTGCCCTTGCCATATATGGTGAGGCAAGGGGTGAATCTTATGGGGGAAAGGTGGGGGTTGCCTCTGTAATTTTGAACAGACTTAAAAAGGGCGGCTGGTTTGGAAAGACCTTAAAGGATGTGATTTTAAAGCCTTACCAGTTCTCATGTTTCAACGACAATGACCCAAATAGAATTAAACTTCTGGCAATAGCCCTTGCATGGGATATGTTCTATAAAAAAGACCTCGTGCTCCGTGAATGTTATGACCTTGCGAAAAAGATGCTCGACCCTGATAATTTTACAATGCTCAAGGATAGTGTCTGTGGTGCAACACATTATAAAACAAAAGATTGTAAGGCAACCTGGGCTGATAAGATGAAACTTGTTGCCGTAATAGGCAACCATGAATTCTACTCCGAGGAGGAATAATGTTCAATCAATCCTTAAAAGACTTCTTTACAAGTAAAACTAATTGGACGGCTATAACCATGATTGTTGTGGCTATAGTGGGCTATATTGCAAAAGAATACACGCTCTCAAATGCTCTAACACAGGCTTTAACTGGACTTGGAATGCTGTTTGTCAGAGATGCCATAGCAAAAACATAAAAAATAATATAATGGAGGTCGGGCGATGCCTGATATTACGCTGGAGACAATATACACAGAATTGGTTGATTTTAGGGCAAGAACAGAAGAAAAACTCAAAACAAACGATGAGCAACATGAAGAAATTATAAAAGACATTAAGGGCATAAGTGATACATTGTCAGGTAAAAGTAATGGAAATGGCCTGCCTTATACGGTAGTGACACGTTTTGTAAAAAATATGGACAATGAACAAAATTTGCAGGGTATTAAATTTGCTGTTGCATTGAAGAAATACCTGACCTCTATTTTTATATATATATCATGCACAGGGCTTGTGGCTGTTGCAGGTGTATTATTATATCTGTGGTCAAAGCATCAGCCATGAAAACAACATTTGAACAATATGACATTATAGAAATAGAATGGATTGATTCATTCTCAAGTGAGCAGATGTGGCTCGACATAAACAGTTTTGATTTTGATGAACATACAACCGTATCATCTGCTATGAGAAGCGTTGGTTTCTTTTTAAAAAAGGATAATGAGAATATATTTTATACATCGAGCATTAATGAACTCACAGAAAGTTGTTATGGGATAATGTCAATCCCCATTAAGGCTATTAATAAAATCAGAAAACTGGGGTAACAATGGATTATATCAAAATATTAAAATGGCTTGCACCCTATATAATTGTTGCTGTCGTGGCTTCTGGTGTTATATGGAAAATTCAATCGTGGCGTATGGAAAGGATAAAAAGCCAGCTTGCAGTAAAGACACAGGAGCTCGTAACTTGTCAGGATGTAAATAAGGTAAATCAGGAAACAATCAATGCCTTAAAAGATGAGATTAAAAGAATAAATTCAACCTGTAATAATAGACTTAAAATAAAAGAAAATACAATTGCCAATATAGCAAAAATAGACAGCTTAACACAAGAGGGAAAAGGTGAAAAAAAAGATAATACTGATGACCCTTTGCTTGATATGCTTAACAGCATGTTCAAGTGAAAGACAGGTTATTAAAACAGAATACATTAAACAGCAGATTCCACCATTGCCAGCGGAACCACAATATTATCCCGTTGAGTTTAGAAAGATAGATAATAATTACTGCCTTGATGCACAGAATGCCAAAAACCTGCTAAAAAACAGAGATCTTGATAAAGGCTACCAGCAGGAATTAAGGGAAATCCTGCAAGGACTTAAATAATTTTCTTTTTTTTTAAAAAAATCCAGAGCCAAAAGGAGGCAAAAAGGAATGAAGGCAATAGCCCTATCAAAAAAACCACGCATTTACATCCCTAAAGACTTCAGAAATGAAGAAAACCCGCCCAAATTTAAAATCCGTTCCATATCAAAAATAGAACACCTGCAGATCCAAGCGGAAGAACCCATTAAAGCTAACATCTTTGATAATCTTTCAAAACTTCAAGAGGCAATGCAGAGAGTCAAAGATGGTGGAGAGATTGATAATTCTAATTCTATAAATATAGACCTCAACGCCCTTATTTCTGCTCAATTGAGCACAATGAAAACACAATTAAAGATTTTAAGGCTTTGTCTACTGGGCTGGGAGAATGTTTTTGCACAAATCGGAGATACGGTTGAACCCTTAGAATTCAATCAAGACAACATTGAATGCCTTGACCAAGAAATTATCAATGAGCTTGTAAATGAAATCATAGGAGTTATTACACAGGAAGAACAAAAAAACTCCGTAACTCCATCCTCATCTCTGATTGGTTAAGGGATAGGGATGGAGAGTGGAATTGCAAAGATTGTATAAAAAACGTTTTGCAGGATATACGCAACTGCAAGTCAAAAACAAACAAGAATTTTGTAATCAACATATATGATGAGATTTTTGACAGATGCCCAATTTCTCAAATAGATGCGGAGAGTGTGGAAATAATCAATATCGTTAATATGTCGGGCGGTGAATTTGGTATGAACCTGTCCCCATCGGCATTGCTTGAAGAGACTGTATTTTTCTTTAATGTTAAGTCAATAATCAGTCGTGTTTATAACGAAATAGAAAGATTTAAAAAGGAGAAAAGGCAAGAAAATGGCTGATAAAGGTATTAAAAACCTCGGCATCGGGGTAAAGGTCAACAAAGACCAGATTAAGGCTGAATTAGACCAGCTAAAAAATATGATTCAGTCTACCTTTAAGGGGATACCCATATCTATAACTGACCTGAATAATGCACTTAAACAGCAATCTGATGCTCTTATGCGGCTCACCCAATCAACAACACAACTGCATTCCAAATTAACCCAGCTTGAGCAGGCAAATCAGCAATTAGCCAGAACAAACAGGGATACTGTATCAAGTTTTTTACATTTGAATGAAGGATTTAAAGGTTACATACAGGGTGCAATGAGTTTACTTGCTATTCAGGCAAGATGGTATGGTGCAAAAGCGGTATTGTTTGGTTTATTTGAGGCTCCTGCATCTTTTATCAAAGAAGGCATTCAATATGCAGCATTAATAGATGAATGGAATGCAAAACTGCTCAGATGGGGTGCATCAAGCGGTCATGTAACGGCACAGGCAAAACAGGATATAAAAGACCTTACCCTTGAAATGAGAAAAACCATTCTTGAGATGCCTGTTGATTTGAATACCCTCGGCAAAGCAGTTGAGGGTTTTATAGGTGCTGGCATAGACCCAAAGGTTGTTAAGGAAATGACAAAAGATATTGCTGCGCTGGTAACTGCTTATCCAGAAATCAATATGGAGCAGTTTGGCACAGCAATTGTGGGGTTTTATAACACATTCAAAGACACTATAAAAGGGGCAAATACTGAAGCGGATAAATTTAGAATCATAATGGACCAGATTACGGCTGCACAGGCCAAGGGCGTTATAAGACCAGAAGCCTTTACACTGGTTATGCAGCATCTGGGCGAGGCTGCACGTATGGCGGGATTTACAACAGAACAGATGCTTGCCATGTCTGTGGTCATTACAGACCTTGGAAGCAGGGCAGGCAGTGCAGCTCGTGCTGCCCGTGGTTTTATGGACCAGCTTATGAGGCCGGCAGTTCAGGAAAAACTCCGTGCAATAGGTATTGAATTTGACAAGAATAAAACGCTTGCACAACAGTTTGACAAGATAATGACATCTCTCCGTGATAAGCTCGGGGCCGAAGGAGAATTACCTGTCGGCGTTGCATCTTTCTTAACAACTATCATGCCCGTTGAAAGAATGAAAGCCTTTACGGCCATGCTCAGGGATTGGGACAAGTATAAAGAGACCATTAATCTTATATCTGGTGCTGGCGGTGGGGTAATGGCAGCAGCACAGCCTAAAATATCAAGCATTGTTGGACAATGGGAACTTCTCAAAAACACAATGAAGGAACTTGCGACTGGATCTTCAATCATTGCCGGTTCATTGCAGGAGATAGTTGTGTCCTTGCTTGATATGGCAAGAGGGGCATTATATGCAGTAAATCCCATCTTTGCAACAAAGGAAAAATTAGACCAACTGGGTAATGCAGGCAAAACAACTTATGAGGTAATTAAAAACCTTGTAGATATATTTTCTTCTGTTTGGGGTGGCATCAAACCAGCAGTATCTGTTTTTGGAGATTTAACAAAAACAATACTTGAATGTAAAAATGCCATTATATTCCTTACGGATGTCTTACTGGCACGACTTGCATTATCGGCGATTGTTCCAATAGTGGCTGGCATAAAAGCCCTCTATACGTCAATTTCAAGTTTAATTTTACTTTTAAGCATGGGTGGTAGTGTTGCTATTGGTTCATTTGCTGCTTCATTTGGAGTATTGGGCATTGCAATTGGTGCTGCCACATTCGCCCTTACAAAATATCTCCAGGCATTGGATGAACTTCTTGCCCTTCAAAATGAACAGTTTATCGGTTTTAATCCGAAGGCTTTTCAATCCACAAGACAAATAGATGCCTTTATAGAAGGGATGAGAAAACAAAAGGCTGATTTATTGGCATCTGGCAGAGAAGAAACGGACAGGGATGTTCTTGAAATAGAGCGGGTCATTTCTGAAGCCATGATTGCAAGAGCAAGGCTGGCAAAAGGATTAAAACCACAAGAAGCTAAAAAGACTGGTAAAGAAGTTGAATTACCAGACCAGGTCAAAACTTATGCAAGGGCAATAATAGCAGCAGAAAAAGAACTGGCAAGCGCCAAACTTGCCATAGAAAAGAGTTATTTCAATTTATATACATCTTTGCTGGAAAGCTCTTACAGACTTGGTTACATCGAAGATGAGGCATATCGAGATGCAAGGATTAAAAATGCAGAAGAGATTTTAAATAAAGAACTGGCAATACTTGAAACCGAAAGACAGGAAATCATTAAAAATTATAATCTTGATATAGCCAGGGCAGGGATGAATGCAAAGGAAAGAGAGGCCATAAACAAAAAGAAAGAGGCCGACCTCAAACGCATAGAGCAGAGAGAGATTGAATTAAGAAATAATACTTTAAAAAACATCAATAATATCGAGGAGCAGTATGAATTAAAACGCCGTGAAAGGTTGGATAGAAGATACAAATTTGAATCTCAGATGGCAGAATTGATTACAAAAGACCAGATTGCAAGGGCAATATGGAGCCTTGAAGAGCAGAATAAGCAATCTCAATTTTTATATGAAAAATTTCGTATCAGCCCAATATCTTTTTATCAGCAGGAAATTGCCAATGCAAATGCTGTTGCCGAAGAGAAAAAGAAACTGGCGGAGGCAGAATACAACAGATGGCTCAATGACCAGACAATGCGTATGCAACTTGCCATAGAAGGTAGCAAAGAGCAAGAACAGTTATGGCAGGAAACGCAAATCAAACATCAGGAAATGGTCAATAAGCAGGAAGAGGCGGAGCGTGAGAAGGCAAGCAGAATCAGGGATATTAACCGTAAAATGGCTGAAGATATAAGATTGACTTATGAACATCTCGGTGTTGGGGGGGTCATAGACAAAACATTGCAGGACATTGCAAGCGAATATACAAATATGGGGCGAAATATTAGTGATGCAATGATAGATGCTGCCTCAAGTATGACAAGTGCAATGGGGGAATTTTTTGATTACAACTCAGAAAAATGGCTGGATATGAGAAGTCTTGTTCTCGATGTTTGCCATGACATTTATAAAGCCCTTGTGCAGGCACTGATAATAAAGCCTATTGTAGGTGGCATAGCAGGATTATTAACCCCCAAAACAGTAGGTATGGATTATGAAACAGGCAGTTATAGTATCGTTGGAGCTCAAGGGACAATATTATCAAGACATAATGGCGGGATTATTCCATTATTGGCGAACATCCCCCGTTTCCATGGAGGCGGTCTATATCCAGATGAACGTGTTGTAATCAACAAAGTTGGTGAAAGGTATATCACCCGTGAAC